CCCCTATCACGCTTAAAAAATAATAGTCATGCCCTCACCTTCTGCACTTGATAATTTAACCCCCGAGCAGCGTACCTTGCTAGATCAGGAAATAACCCGACGTAATTTCGCTGGCTATGATGGCTTGGTTGCATGGTTATCTGAGCAAGGATTGGAAATATCACGTTCTACGGTGGCGAGGCATGGCAAAAATTTAAAGCGGCGATTGCAACAGGTTAAAGATGCGACTGAAGGAGCGCGTTTGATTGCTGAAGCAGCCCCAGATGATGCAGGTATACGCACGGCAGCTGTTATTTCTTTGGTACAGTCCGAGATGTTTAACGCAATGGTGTCATTGCAGGAACTTGATGAAGATACTGATCCGATAGAACGTATCAAGCTGTTAAAACAGGCAACAGGTTCAGTATTGAATCTGTCGCGGGCTTCTGTCAATCAGAAGAAATGGGAGCTGGAGATTAGAGATCAGGAACGACAACAGGCAATGGCAGCAATGGTCAAAACAGCTAAAGCCGAAGGTGTCAGCGAAGAGACAATTAATCGTATTCGTACCGAAGTGTTGGGGTTTAGCGCGTAATGGGTAACGCGAAAGTCATACCGCCAGAAGGTTTGTTTTTGTCGGGTCAACAGCGATGGATTAAAGATGATTCCCGCTTGAAGCTGATGGAAAAGTCACGGCAAATCGGCATTAGTTGGGCAACTGCTTATAAAGCCGATGAACGAACCGCTAAAGCAGGCGCAAGACACGATCAATGGGTATCGAGTCGTGATGATCTGCAAGCCCGCTTATTCATTGAAGACTGTAAGATGTGGGCAAAAGTGCTTAGTATGGCTGCCAAGGATTTAGGCGAGCTTGTGATTGATGACAAGAAGCGAATCACTGCGTATGTGTTGGAATTCGCCAGTGGACGGCGTATTCATTCAATGTCCAGTAATCCAGATGCGCAGGCTGGTAAGCGCGGTGGGCGTATTCTTGATGAGTTCGCCTTACATCCTGACCCTCGTAAGTTGTGGTCAATTGCTTACCCAGGCATCACTTGGGGCGGCTCTATGGAGCTTATCAGTACACACCGTGGTAGCCACAATTTCTTTAATCAGTTGATTCGAGAAATCCGCGAAAACGGTAATCCGAAAAAAATCAGTTTGCACCGTATTACTTTACAGGACGCATTAGATCAGGGGTTTTTATATAAGTTACAGCAAGCCTTGCCTATTGATGATGATATTCAAACGATGGATGAGGCGGCTTATTTCGATTTTATTCGGGCTGGATGTGCCGATGAAGAGTCCTTTCAACAGGAATACATGTGTAATCCTGCTGATGATGACACTGCTTTCTTGGAATATGACCTGATTGCATCCTGTGAGTATGGCAGTAGTGAATCATGGGAATATCTGTTTGAGGATTTAAAGTGGGCTAAAGGACCTCTCTATGTTGGTATTGATATAGGGCGCAAAAGCGATTTAACCGTTATATGGGTACTGGAAAAGCTGGGCGATGTGCTTTATACGCGCCAGGTGATTGAATTACAAAATATGAAAAAGAGTGATCAGGAAAAGGTGTTCTATCCGATTCTGGACTTTATTCAGCGGGTCTGTCTGGACTATACAGGTTTGGGTATCGGCTGGGGCGATGATGCCAGTGACAGATTCGGTTCTAAAGTTGAGTGCGTAACTTTTAGCAATTCAGTAAAGGAGTCGATGGCTTATGCGTTGCGTGGGCAGTTTGAGGACAGAAAACTACGCATTCCTTTTAATCCTAAGGTGCGTGCCGATTTACGCGCCATTACCAAAACAACAACAGCAGCAGGAAATATTCGCTTTACTGCTGAGCGGACAAAAGACGGTCATAGTGACAGGTTCTGGGCATTAGCTTTAGCTGTTCATGCTGCGTCTGGCGGGCAGGTGATTGATTCTTATCAACCTATTAGATTGAAGTGGTTATGACAATATCAAAAACAAGTGACCAGTTCTTGCTGGATGCGTATAGCGGAAAAGGCGGTTTTGCATCGGGCAGCTATTTAGTCGCTCACCCTAGAGAGCTGGATACCAAGTTTACCAAGCGTAAAGAGTTGGCTGTTTATCCTAACTTTTGTCGCAAGATTACTGATGTATTTGTCGGTTATTTGTGGAAACAATCACCTCAGCGTACTGGCTTAAGCGATACTTATACTGCATTTATAACGAATGCTAATGGTATGGGGTCACACTTGGATGCCTTGTTACTTACCTATCAACGTCTGGCAATGATCTTAGGTACGGTATATGTCATTGTCGATAAATCAACTGAAAAAGCACGCTCAAAAGCCGATGAAAAAATGCCGTATTTATCAGTTCGTTTGCCTTCTCAATTGGTTTATGAAGAAAAAGATGATCGTGGCGAATGGGTTAAGCTGACATTTTCTGAATATGTGACAACTGGCACGACGCAAGTGATGCGCTATCGCACGTTTACCCGTGATGGGTGGTCGGTAAGCAGTGTACTAGATGGTAAAGGCGATGCTAGCGGTACTTATAAATTGGGACGCGTTCCTGTGGTTAAGCTTCATGCTGCACCACCTTTAGACCCGTATGCAAGCCGTTCAGATTCGTTTTTTTATGATCTTGCACAGTTAAACTGGGATTTGTATAACCTGCGTTCTGAATTGCGCGAGCTGTTTAGGGCGCAAACCTTCGCCATTCTTGCCTTACCCGTCGCTAATGATAATGAACGTGAACGGCTGAAAGATTTAACGATCAGCACTGAAAATGCACTGACCTTTAATCCTGCTGGTGGCGGTGACCCTAAGTTTATCGCACCGCCTGCTGATCCTGTAAAGCTGTATATGGAACAGATTGCAGAAACGGTGCAGGATATTTATCGGATTGCAAATCTTGAATTTGTCGGTGGTGTACAACAGTCTGGAGTGGCATTGTCATTTCATTTTCAAGAAGCCAACTCTTCATTGCGTACGATGGCAGAACAATGTGAAACGGCTGAAAAAGAAATATTAAGCTTGGTTCATGATCTGATGGGGGAAAAGCCTGAGGGTTATATTGCCTATAACAATGATTTTAATTTGTCCGATATGGCGCAAACGCTGGCAACAGCTCTTGACGCAATTAATCTTAAGATGGGCAATGAGTTTGATAAAGCCCTTAAGAAACGTATTGCCAAGCAGATTTTAGGCAATGATGTCGAACCTGATACGGTTAGCGCGATAGAGGATGAAATTGATGCAGAAGGTGATATTTATGGCAATAGAATCGCTACTCAGATAGGTGTAGGAAACAACCCATTACCTGTTCGAGCCGTCAATACGGGTATTGATTTGCCAGTTACTCCTCCAGTTGAACAACCAAGTTCAACAGCTATAACCAGCATAGAAAACAGATTAGGTAGTATTGATACTGCTTTACAAAACCTAAAACAACAACCTGCTCCACAAATTACCGTAGAAGCTCCACAGATTACAGTAGAAGCCCCTGTAGTGAATGTAACTACACCAGAACAACAACCGATTCATGCTCCCGTCGCATCGACTAAGGTTATCGAATTAATCCGTGATAGCAACGGTCAAGTGACAGGGGCAAATATCACTACCAAAGAACAACAAACCATTCAACCCCCTGTAGCATCGTCTGGTCTTATCGAATTAATCCGCGATAGTAAAGGTCAAGTGACTGGGGCAAATATCAAAGACAATCAATCATAGGATACAACCATGACTATGCAATACTCACAAGCTGTTATTAATGCCCGTTTGGATGCAGTTGAATCTACTGCGGGTGCGGCAGCTAAGTTACAAATCAGATCAGGATTAGTTCCTACATTCCCTTCGTCAGCTGATAATGGCACGCTATTATGTGAAATTACACTTCCTAGTGACTGGATGAATGCAGCTAGTGGAGGGACTAAAACTAAATTAGGGACTTGGTCTGGAACAGGCGCAGCAGCAGGTACAGCTGCACATTTCCGTATAAAAGACAGCTCAGGGACAACCTGTCATATTCAAGGTACTGTTACCGCAACTGGTGGTGGCGGCGATATGACGCTGGATAATAATAGCATTGCCGTATCGCAAGCCGTCACAGTCAATACTTTCACATTGACTGGCGGAAACGCTTAATTTAAGGAGTTCGCCATGTTAAATAGTACACAAAGGGCAACACTAAGAGCAGATATGGCGGCGTTATCTCAAGCAGGTCAACCGCTTGAAACGTTTATTATTGCCGAAGACTGGCAGTCTATCGCCGCTTATTACAACGCTAAACAGGTTTCGTTAGGTTGGAATACTGAAACATCGACCACCGCAATTTCAGATTCCATTGATTACACTGCTTTTACGCCAGTAGACCCCCCAGATAGCACGGTAATTTTTACTAATCGAGCAGCCGTAATTAATATTAAGCAAATGAACCAGCAAAATATTTTAATGGGACGTTCTACAATAGACGCTTCAAAGGCTGGCATTAGAAAAGGTTTGCGCGATTCAGTAATCGCTTTGCCGTCAGGTGCCAATGGCGCATTGGTTAGTGCGGGTGGTGTTTCTGGTGTCAATGTACTAACTGCGTGTACTCGCCAATCCACACGACTGGAATTGATGTTTGCTAATCCAGCGGTGCAAACTGGCACGGTATCGGCTGTTATTTACACGATTCAAGGCAATATTGACCAGCAAGAAGTATCTGATGTTTGGGGCGGCTTATAATGACAACGATAAATCAAGCGTATGGTACATACACGGCTTTAACTGTGACCAATTTACAGTCTTTAGCGATTGACACATCGACACCGTTTGCTGGATGGCAATCTGCTAGAGTAAGTAATTTAGCAACACTGGCTGTTGACTATGAGATTACGATTGATTTATCAACCGCTGCGACTGCACCAGCAAATGACCAAGCGGTTTATGTTTACATTATCCCTTGGATGACAACGGACGGCGGTACAACGTGGATTTGTGGTGGAAACTTTGGCACAACTACGCTACCGACTGGTTCAGAGGGTACAGCTTCGATGGCTGATCCAAACAGTATGTATGGACCTATCGCTGTACCGTACGTTATCACCAGCCAACGTATCCAAAAATGGTTTAAGCTAAGTCAAGTTGTCGAAGGCGCGTTACCCGATGCGTTTAGTATTGCAATTCGCAACAATTGCGGCGCGGCATTAGGTACTGGTTGTGTCGTTGCTTATAGACCTATCATTTACACTAACGCTTAATCGCCATGTTCCCAACAGAGAACAAGCGACGCATACAGCCTAAAGCCTATGTAGCAGTTCAATCAACTGGGCTTGCCCGCGATCTTGTTGCTGCGGTAAACATGCAAAACGGTATTGTTCGCAATGCCGTGAATGGCGAAGTCGGTACGCTTACTGGTACAGCGGCAACGCCAGCTTCTACCTGTGGGCTTCATGGTAAGCTGTTTGCTAGCGGTACATATTCGTTCACGAAATCAAATTTACCTGCATCAACAAGTCCTTTCACAATTTTGGTTATCCAGAATTATAAAGGCAATGCCGCTAACTGGCAGTCTGCGTTAGCCTTTAACTCGGCTTTTTGTTTATATTTACCAGCTGCCTCGGCAACACCTAGAGTATCTGTTTATGCTACTGGCGGTGGCTTGGCGGCTATATCGCCATCTGGATCTATAGCAACTGGAAAAAGTCAAACCGTTGTTGTTACTAACAACTTATCTGTGTACACGGCGTATATTGATGGGGTGGCTCAAGCATCTCCAGCAACATCGTCAAGCGTTGGCTCATGGACTGCCCCTGTTACTTTAAAAATAGGTGGTGGTGAAGGTAATACCGACTATTGCTTTAGTGAACTTGATCTGGTTTTAATTTGGAAGCGGGTATTAACGCCACTTGAGATTAAATCAATCTCAGATAATCCGTGGCAGGTTTTTGAGCCATACCAGACTTTTATCCCTTCTTTACCATCAACAGATAGTAATATTTTTGGTATTGGTGCCAGCAATCAATGTCAATCAGCTAGTGCAGTTGGTTCAGTTTCATCTATTACTGTAAACGGCATAGCGAGTTCAGAACAAAAACAACTGGTAGGTGCGGTTAGTTCAGTCGCGGCATTAACAGTTTCAGGTATCGGGAAGGGAGAACAGCGGCAATCTTCTAGCGCAATAGCAACAGTAACTAATCTTACAGTTACTGGTATTGCAGGAAGCAGTCAAAATCAGAATGCTAGTGCAATCGGCTCAATAAAAAAGATTGCAATAACGAATAAATACAGAAGCCATACTTACGATTTCAATGGTAAAGGCTGGTTTGATAGCGATATTGTTCAAAGTAGAGGTATTTTTGATAAAGATTTAATTACTTTATCAACAACTATTTTTTCTACTGGGACAAGTAATCAATATCAATCAGCCAATGCAGTTGGTTCAGTTTCATCGATTACTGTAAACGGCATAGCGAGTTCAGAACAAAAACAACTGGCAGGTGCAGTTAGTTCCGTTGCTGCATTAACAGTTTCAGGTATAGGCAAGGTAGAACAGCGGCAATCTTCTAGCGCAATAGCAACAGTAACTAATTTTACAGTTACTGGTATTGCAGGAAGCAATCAAAATCAGAATGCTAGTGCAATCGGCTCGATAGCCACATTAAGCGTTTCTGGCATCGGTAAAAGTGAACAAAATCAAACTGCACAAGCCGTTAATACGGTTAGTTTTGCGACTGTTAATGGCATAGGTAATAGCACTCAAGCTCAAAATTCCGTTGCCGTCTGTTCATTATCATTTGCATCAGTTAATGCTATTGGACAAAGCACTCAGATTCAAAATGCAGGTGCAATCGGTACAGTATCGGCAACAGGAAGTAATGGAGTAGGGAATAGTTTACAAGCCCAAAATGCTTATGCAACAGGCTTGGTTAATAACAACGGCGTAGGTAACAGCTTACAGCAACAAAGCACACAAGCCGTTCCAACAATTGTCACACTAGCTATAAATGGCATTGTTAAGTCAGAACAAGGGCAGTCAAACAAAGCGGTATCATCGGTTGTATTTGCCAGTGTAAGCGGGATTGGTAAAACCGAACAAAGTCAGTCAAGCAAAGCGGTATCATCGGTTGCATTTGCCAGTGTAAACGGTATTGGTAAAACCGAACAAAGCCAGTCAAGCAAAGCGGTATCATCAGTTGCATTTGCCAGTGTAAACGGTGTTGGTAAATCAGAGCAAAATCAGTCAACCAAAGCGATAGCATCGGTTGCGTTTGCCAGTGTCAGCGGCATAGGGAATTCGGTACAAGCACAATCAGCTTATGCAGTTGGTACGATTACCTTATCGGGTGTCAATGGCATTTCTTGGCAATCTCAGAATGCTAAGGCAGTAGGTTCTGTTTCTTCCATCACAGTTAATGGGGTCGCAAAATCTGAACAATCGCAAAACGCCAAAGCAATAGGGCTATCGTCTGGCATCATTGTTAATGCTGTTGGTAATTCAGCTCAAGTACAAAGTGCAAACACGGTTGGTTCTGTTTCTTACGCCACGGTTAATGGCGTAGCAAAATCTGAACAATCGCAAAACGCCAAAGCAATAGGATTGTCATCTAGCATTATTGTTAATGCCAGCGGTAATTCGGCTCAATTTCAGAATTCAAGTGCAGTCAGTACAGTAACTTCTGAACAAATCCCTGTGATTTGTGGCAGTTCACAGGCTCAAAGTGGTTATGCAACAGGCTTGGTTAAAATCAATGCCGTCGGTAACAGCTCACAGCAACAAACCGCAAAAATTGTTATCAGATCACAAATACAGGACGCGTCGCATCCAAGATACTATGCCATTGAAGCAGAACAAAGAGGATACATCGTGAAAGCAGAACAAAGAGGATACATTGTGGAAGCAGAACAAAGAGGCTATGTGATATGAGTCATTTCTGGAACGAATTTGATGTAATAAAGCCAATTTGTATCAAGGACCCAAATGCAATACTTGATTACCCAATAGATTGGAGCGTATGGCTTTCTGGCATAGATGCTACTTACTCAAGTCATTTAGTGATAAGCACAGGCAGCATTGTTATTGATTCATCATCACACTTGAACGGTGTCGTCACTGTGATAATAAGCGGTGGTACAGTGGGCGAAACAGCTTCATTTACTATTCGCATGACTGCTACAGTTGCTGGTGGTGGTACCCGCGTTGATGATAGAACGTTTTATTTAGAAATAGCCGAGAGATAATTATGGTAAGTTTTTCAGATAAATTTCCAAGTGCTGCTTTAATGAAAGCCTTAGGCGATGACGTTATTTATACGCGTAGACAGCAATCTTTCGCAATAAAAGCCGATGTAGAACGCAATGTTGAGCGGGCAGGTAATGATGGCTTTGTTATCGAATTTCGTACAGAAATAGAGCTTATAAAAGCAGATATTCCATTTCAGCCACAACGCGGCGATACCATAAAAGAAAAAACCACGACATTTACGGTCGATTCTATTATTTACGATGATGGTGTTTTTGTACGATTGGCAGTCAGATAATGGCACAAATTACCTTTAATCAAGCGCAAATTGATGACATAAAACGTTTGTTAGCTTCTGTCGGTACGCAGTCAAAAATAGCCTTAAGACGATCAGTATCACGAACAGTAACAGGGGTTAAAACAAATGTCGCAAAAGAAATAAGCGCGGCCACAACGTTAAAAAGTGCTTATATCAAAAACTGTATTAGCTCAAATCTTGAAATAGATACTGCATTGGGTGTGACAGGAAAAATAACCGTCAATGCAGGTTATTATCGGAATCGTCCCAGTTATTGGACACCGTTAGCACAATATTCATTTAATAAGCTAAAAAAAGGCGTTAGTTCCAAGATTTATAAAAACGGCGGTGTGACTAAATTTAGACATTTTTTCGTGCCAAATCTTAGAAGTGGTCATGTTGGCATTTTTAAAAATGCAATAGATGCCGCAGGAAGACCCATAAGAACTAGCACAGGCAAAAATAAAATTGTTGAATTAGTCGGTACAGCGGTTACGCAGGTTTATTTAAATCAACCAGGCTTATCTAATCGAGTTGAAACCGCTGCCGCTGATCGTTTAATGGCTGAATTAAACCGACAAATCACTTATCTTCTTTCCCAACAAACGCCACCACCTTAATATGACCGATACTATCCGCGAAAGAATCATCCAAGCCTTTCAAGCCCGCGCTGCGCCATTATCAAACTTGCCGATTGAGCGCGTGTTACGGTCAATTAATGAAACTAATGAACGTTTTATCACGCTTTGGGACGGTGAAGATCAGGCATTGGAATCTGGTTATAGCATTCAGAAAATGCAGTTTCCGATAATCTTAGAATGTGTATTTAGAACAGGAATAGAAAACCCAAGCATTACCGCTAACACCGTGATGGGAGAAATCATTAAAACGCTATTCACTGGCAGTCAAACGTTCAGCAATTTAGCAACGAACATGACACTGCAATCTATCGCACCCAACTATCCCGCTGATGGTAGTGAGTACACAGCTATTCTCGCTACTTTTAATATTACTTATATGACCGTAAAAGGTGATCCGTTTACCGCTGCGCCGTAAATTAAAAAAGTTAAACCCCCAATCATAGCCCGTTAATCACGGGCTTTTTTTTGCTCACAATAAAAGGAAATCGTTATGCCATCCGCTCAAGATGCTCAACTCCAATACGAAGCAGGTCAAACTGTTTATGCTATGTCAGAACTCACTGACAATGGCGATCATAAAACCTTTGCATCACTCGCTGACCAATTCTCAGGAATGCAGGGTTTCGCCCCCGTCGTTCGCCCCAATGGTTTATCCACAGGCGGTGCGATTACACCTGCGATTAGCAATACCAATGACATGGTAGACGTTGCCGCGCTCACTTGTTATTTAATGGGCGTAAAAACAACGGTGATTGCTGCTACTGATAAAACAGTAACACGCGGTGCTTCAACGAATACCCACATCATCAATTCAATTACGATTACCAGCGCGGGTGCAATTGCTGTTGTGGCTGGAACAGCAGCCACTGCATTTTCAGAAACACGCGCGGCGGCGGGCGGTCCCCCATTAATCCCAGTTGGCTCCATTGAAATTGGGCAAGTGCGTTTAACGTCAATTACCGCTGGAAAAGTAACACAAGCTGAAATCACCCAAGTTGTCGGTTTTAGTCAAGAACGCTATGACTATCCAATCTTTGAACAAAGCGATGCAACAGGTGAGGTTATCTTTAATTCAGCATTACCTGCCATTCACACAGGTGTTGTACCGAAAAAAGTTTATGCAAGTTATGCTGAACCAATTTTTGCAATTATGGCTAACGTCACAGATTTTGTACCGCCCGAAGAAAGTTACTCATCCAGCTCCACTGTCATTTATGGTGGTCTTGTTGGTAACTCTACTAAATCACTGACACAAGGTGGTTTTACTGCCTACTTAAAAAATGCAGTGAGTGATGCAATCGTTGGGTTAAATGGCAAAAATATCTGGTTTAAGTTTTATCCAGATAAATACACCGCTGAATATATTTTATGTCAAGGTATTTTAGGTGTGACACGGACAATGCCAGCCGCCGATAACATCACTGCCAAATGCACCATTTCTCCATTCAAGCCAGCGACTAACGTCGTTTAATTATGTTTGATACAAAAGCGTTTGCTAAAGCGACTTTTGTACCTCGCACAGCTACCGTTCCAGTTCCCAGTTTAGCCGCGTTTTTCAAAGAAGGTGAAGTAGCCGAATTTGAAGTGCGCGGTTTAACGGGCAATGAAATGGGACGATGCAGCGAGGCGGCAAAGATTCGCTCTAATGTTGAAATCCTCATTGATGCCAATCAGCTTACTGACGATCATAAGAAAGTATTAGAGAGTGTATTAGGTAATACCAAGGACTTGTCTGGTGAAATTATTCGTCGCTTGGAAATGTTAACCATTGTTTTTCCAGATTTAGGTTTACCAGTCTGGATAAAAATCTGTGAAGTCTATCCCGTCGTATTTTTTGATTTAACACAAAAAATAATGGAACTAACAGGGCAGGGCAAAGCATTGGAAAAGCCGAAGCCTTCTGGCGAGATGCAAGCATCCGCTCTTTGATGACATTGCTTGATATTCGGGGTGGTTATCTATACCAACATCGCCCCGATATTTTTCCAGAAGGTTTTTTAACAGATACTGAAGCGCAACTCTGGATTATTTACTACAAAAACAAAAAGGCACAGTGATGATAATTGAGAAACTGAAAGACCATATTCCAGACCGCATTTATCTAATGCTTTCTGATTTGCTTAACAAGTTTCCAGAGATTAACTCTCCATTACGTCTTGCACATTTTTTGTCACAATGTGACCACGAAAGTGACGGTTTTCGTCAGTCTTTGGAAAACATGAATTATTCAAGCGACAGATTGCTTATTATTTTTCCAAAATATTTCAATGGGAAACAGGCGCAAGAATATCACCGCGAACCTGAGCGTATTGCTAATCGAGTCTATGCAATGCGCATGGGTAATGGCGTAGAGGCAAGCGGCGATGGCTGGCGGCATCGTGGGCGCGGATTTATCCAGCTCACAGGCAAAGAGCTACAGAATAAGTTTTTAGCATGGCTAGGTATGCCAATAAATAGCAGTCCCTCTGTCATCAATGACAAATACCCACTAATCAGTGCAGCGTGGTTTTTTGGTTATCGTAGCGTATGGGATAAATGCGACAAAGCGACAGAACAAGCTGTTAAAGACGTTAGCCGTGCGGTCAATGGTGGAACAATTGGGCTTAATGAAAGAATTGAATTGTTTAATAAATATTGGGGCTTATTGAAATAATGAACAATATTATCAACACAAAATTCAAGGTGGCATAAATGGTTGATACAACGCGCGTTGTCGAAATTGTTTTCAATGCCATTGATAACACAGGAGCAGGTTTAGCCAGTGTTTCCGATGGTTTAGATGGTGGTGTTAAACGAGTTTCCACTTTTACTGCACCATTGGCTGATTTAGCTAAAAAAGCCGAACAAGCGGAATTAGCAATTACTGCCCTCGGTACGGTTTTTTTGGGGTTCGCAGTTAAAGAAGCCTCTAGTTTAACGAAAGCCGTCAAAGACATCGGCACTCAGATCAACAAAACGAGTGACGAAGACATTGAGGGTATGAAAATTAAATTGCAAGAATTCGCCAAGAGTTCGCAATATAGTTTTGATAACCTGAAAGATGCTACTTTTGATGCTGTATCAAGTATCGGCGATTACGACAAAGCCTTGCAAGTCATGCAAGTCAGTGAAAAACTGTCAATTGTCGGTCAAGCTGATTTAGCGACCTCGACAAAAGCTATTACTGACATCATGGCGGCGTATGGTTTGGCAAATGGCTCAACGACTGAAACATTAGCTAATGCCGATAGAGTAGCGGCGGCAATGTTTACCACCATGCAGTTGGGTGTTACTGACATGCAAGGCTTAGCCGAAAGCATTGGACGCGTAGCGGCAACAGCATCAGCGGCAAATGTCCCCATTGAAATGGTGGGCAGTGCTATTGCTGCCATTACAGGCGCAGGTGTTAACGTTGATGAAACGATGACACAAATCACTCAGTTGTTTAAACAGTTGTTAGACCCTAATGAAGACTTAAAAGCAGCATTAGACGGCATATCATTATCAGCGGATGGATTGCCAAAAGTGCTTGATAAGCTGAAAGAAGCCACGGGTGGTAGTGCAGAAGGTTTGTTTAAATTATTCGGTCGGGTTGAAGCAGCAAAAGCCGCGATGGTCTTAATCAATGATGAGTCTGGTAAATTCACAGGCACATTAGATTTAATGGCAAACGGTTCTGCTAATTTCAGCAAAGCATTTGAGGATGTAAAACGAACTGTAGAGGGAGTAGCACAGACTTTAGCCAATAATGCAGTCATTATGATGCAAAAAATTGGCGAACCGCTGGAAGAAGGCTGGCTACAAATCCTTGAGTCGATGACTAAAGTCACTCAAGGCTTTCAGGTTTCCATTGATGAAAAAGCCTTTGATCCTGTTTTCCATGCCTTTGATGGCTTTGAAAAGGACATTGCAGATTATCTTAATCAGATTGCTAAAGTATTACCTGAAGCACTGAGTAAAGTCGATTTTACAAAATTACTCGATTCATTAGGTTCGCTAGGTCATGACATCGGCGGGCTGTTCGATGGCATTGATTTAACGACTGCCGATGGCTTAGCTAGGGCAATTCAGTTCATTATTGATTCGATGGAGTCGTTGAATCGCGTAGTGGGCGGGATTATCACAGTGTGGTCACCCGTAATTCGCTCATTCTTTGAAATGGGCGATGCGTTTAATCAGCTTGACGACAGTACAAAACGCACCACGGGTAGCGTATTGGGTGTTTCTCAGGTTTTTGAATCACTCAAGGGCATATTAACAAACGGCGCGGATGCGTTAAAAACCATTGGTGAAGCGATGCAGTTTATCGCTACTCTGAATCTAGCAACTGCATTATCCCGCATTGCTCCTTCACTTGCTCCACTTGCCGCCATTGCACCTGAAGTTATTGCGCTGGGCGCGGCTTTCGCCTTAGTCGCCAAAGAAGCCAGTGCTTATTATGACGTTTATCAAGAAAAAGAAGCCCTTGAAAAATCAGTCATTGATTCAACGCGTGCGTATAAAAAAGGCATTGAAGATTTAAACGCAACATACTCTGAAATATCCAGTCGAACAGGCATAGTCATCAAAGACACCGCTGATTTCCATCGGCAAATTGATAATGGCACATTGGTATTAAATAAAGCCAATGGGCAATGGGAGGAATCAGCACATTTTTTAGACAGTATCAGTAAATCAACTGGTATTACGGTTAAATCTCAGAAAGAACTCACCGACGCACTACAAAGCGGCTTAATTGTCTTTGATCAAGCAACAAACAAATACACCACGCACGACAAACAAATCGAAGATTTGGGTAAAAAAACAGAACATGCCGCGTTTATCAATGGTGGCTGGATTGCCTCAGTTGATAAAGTCGCCCAAAGCATGGATTTAGCAAATAGCAAAGGCGAAAAAACATGGGCAACGTGGAGTAAATTAGAAGATGCCGAATATTCATTGTTGCGGGCTACTGATGCAGGGCTAAATGGGTTTATTCGTTATGACGATGGCATGTACCAAGTCATCACGACGGGCGAAAAAGCCAAAGAAAAGCACCAAGAAGTTCAAAAAGCCATTGAAGATACCAGCAAATCAAATATCCGTGGCTCAAGCGAATGGAAAAACGTACAAGATGCCATGCAAGCGGCTACCGATTCAGCGAATGAATTTCAAATTAAAGCCGCCGAACTCAATGAAAAACGCTACGAAGCCAATCTAACCGCCGTTGTTGATTTACACGTTGCTGATGTAGAAGCACAAACTGAGCGCATAAAAGCAGCATTCGAGTCATTGAATGAAGGCATTAAATCTACGGGTGATACTTTATCGAGTTTGGCTAATTCGTTAGCGAACAATCTAAATCCAAATAATGAAGGTTTCCTAAAAGATTTGATTAAAGACGAAGAAAAACGTCGAAATCAAGAATTTGATTTGCAGAAAAAATTGGTTGAAACGCAAACCGATTATTTAAAACTAAAGACTGAAAGACTTCAAAAAGGCGATGCACTTATCAAAATAGACAGCGGCGATTTAGCTCCTGAACTGGATGCGTTATTTGACAAAGTGCTAAAGAAAACCCAAATAAAAGCGACTTCAGAGGGCATGAATTTATTGCTTGGTTTAGGAAACGACTAATGAAAGTATCAATTTGCCCTACCTTATACGGTCAAGATTTCTTGGTTGAAGCCAGCGAAGAATCAACGTTCGATTATCAATCCCGACGAATTACCCGTTCGGCAACGTTAGATGGTGGCTGTTTTATTGCTGATAACGGTTACACCGCCAGCGATGGCACGATTAAAGTATCTATTGAAAAACAAAATTACCAGCCCGAATTATCCGCGCTCATTCAACAATTCGGCATGATTACAGTGTCCAGTCGTTATGGCTTCTTTTTATGCGCATTCGAGTCGATCAAAGAATCAAAAACCGATTATTCACTTAATTTTTTAATAAAATCACAGGACGCACAATGACAGCAATAACCGCAACAGAAGGCGCGAAAGTCCTTTTTGATTTAATAAATAAAGGCAGTTCAGCAGATCGCGGAACTAATTTAGATATTGGTTTGTTTACCAATACTGGCACGATTGATGATATTAAAGCATTGGCATTAACTGCCATTACTGAGCCAACAGGCGGAGGTTATGCACGAAAAACGCTAACTGATGCCAGTTGGGATAATTCAGTGGCAAGAATATCCAGTTATGCGAAACAATCCTTTACTGCAACAGGCAGTGCGATGACTGGCACAATTTACGGCTGGTTTATTGCGACCAAAGGCACGACACCACGTTTAATGTATGTCGGAACATTCAGTGATGCACCTGGCGGGTTTACATTATCCGAAGACTCTACCATTTCATATACACCTAAAATTGTCGCCTAATTATGACCGAAGTCCTGCATCTAAGTTTTGAATCAGATTTTACTGACTCAAGCGGTCAAAATAATGATTTTATTGCCGTTGGTAGCGCGTCTATTACAACGACACGCCCGATTTTAGGAACAGGCAGTGGATTATTTACGGCTTCTGGTGATCTGATTCAAAAATTCATAAGCAATAGTGATTTTGAATTTTTAACCAATGATTTTACGATACGGCAAAAGTTTAATTTACTGAATGCAGCTAATGCGACATTGTTCTATGGCGTTAGTAATTTTTCTGTTGCCTCGATTTACATTGAAATTGTCAGCACTGAAATCGTTTGCTCTTATTATGGCAGCGCGACGGTCATCATTAACACGGGCATTTATGTCGATAATCAGGTTAATTATGAAGTTTCGCTTGAATTATATGCAGGCGATTTGTATGTGTATGTTAATGGCAGCCAAGTAGAGACAGCGGCACTCTCAGAATCTATTCCACGCCTTATTAGAATAGAGATTGGTAACAATACCAACGGGCGAATTGATGAAGTCATTATTGACAATGGTACCGCATTAGCAGACGGTGCGAGTAGTTATACCGTTGTCACTCCTTTTGAATATACGCCTGTTTACGAATACACCGACATTGTATCTTTGTTTAGCATTGATAATACTGTCGAGTTTAATCTAAATGTTATTGATCCCGTTGACTTAAATTTACGGTTTCCAGATACGTTTGAATCTACCGATACAGTGGAATTAGCATGGATTATTAATGATACTGTGCAAACGTATCTTGGTCATGAATACGTTGATATTGTCCCATTAAGACTGTCTATCAATGATTCCTATTCCTTTGAAGTTTATATTCCACCTAATTGGGTATCGCGCCGTTTCATCGCTAGAATCGGTGACTTAGAATTACCCATTGCTTCAATTACCGCTAGCATGTCGGCGAGCGGTGGTTCTTATTTATCACTGTCTATTCCGAGCCTTGGTAGTGCGCTGTTAGATGAGATAATCGCTAGAAAGACTCAGCAAATCATCGTTACCCGCCAACATATTTACAGTGACGGTAGTACAAGAGAACGTGAATTTATCCGCGTCAACTATGACACGATCACCAGCTCACAAGGTGGGCGTTCAACGAGCATTGTGTTAACAGGACGGCGAACAATTCCCGTTGCCCAATCAAAAACAGTCACCGTTGAGGACATTTTCTTTAAAAGCTATAGCGAGGGACGGCAATCAATACGGCTACCGATTATTGATGAGATTGGCTTGGGCGATGTAGTCAATGGCTTAACCATTGGGAAAATCAACTACTACATTACACCTCAAGAAGAATACATGGAATGCGCTGAATATATCGCGAATGGCACGGATAACGTCGGTGCGATTGGTTCAAACGTGCGTCCTATTCCGTTGCAAAATTATCTGGTTGTTCCTGCCAATCCGAATTATTACCTATGGCAAGAACAAGGTTATTTGAGTAATGGGCGGGCATTAAATCCAGCCGATAGTACCGATTACAATTACAACCTGCTTTACGATAGCGACGGCTTGCTATGGTACAGCGAGGGTTTTGCTGTTTATGAAGCCGATGGCATAACACAAGCAAGCATCAACCCATGAAGATTTTAATTATATTTTTCACATTATTAATAATCCTGTTGATTATTATTGTCGGTTTAGCGGCGTTTACTTTAAATTGGCTGGAAAAACGAAGTAGAGCCTACTTCGGTGCTAACCGAAAATCAGAATTAGAATTACAACGGCAACGTCACAGCGGCTGGGAGACCAATCAATGGCGAAACAGACTATAAGCAACCGCCAGCGCATCAATCAACTGGCAAAATTAAAAGGGAAACGCATTCAAGAAGCCCATGTTTATTTGATTAAAGACATTATTGAAAATGAGCAATCACAAACTATTGTTTGCGCTTCGTTGTCAGCGGCTGAATTTGAAATTTCAACAATGGTGGAAAAATCCTAATGTCTGAAGAACCTGCCAACTACATTACCAAAACTCAAAAACACAAATGCAAAACTGACATTCTATGGCAATTCCAGTGCAGTTGCTGTAATCGGAATTGGCAGATTTTAAACGGCGAACCCACCTACTATTTTTATTGCCCCTATTGCGGCACCAAAGCACCGATAAAAGAGATTGATTGATGTCAAAAGGAAAGATTTTAGAAAGTTTGGGCGATGGAAAATACAAAGTTGAAGTTTTTACCGATGTTGAAGCGATTAACGAGCGCGTAAAGACTATCGACGATCTGCTTGTTAAGCTTAATCATGATATTAGTTATGATTTAAAAACAGCGGTTGATGATGCGCTGGTAAAACTCAAAGCAATGCCATTAGATGACATTCCAGCATTGGCATTAGCTAGGCATGAATATGACAAAGCTGTTGACGCATTAGCAAAAGCAAAAATTGAACGAGAAAATCTGCTTGATGAAAAGGCAAAACTAAAAGAAGTTAAACCATCGGTAATCAAAGAACTATGGTGTGCCGATTACAACACGGAATTGCAGAAAGATAGCGATGTTGGGGTGCTGGATTGGTATAACTTTAGAGAGCCAACGACTAGCAATCGCTTTGTTTTAGTGCCTGCCTATATCAACGAAACGCCAGAGAACGTGTATAACGGCATACGCGATGGTCGTCTTGCCCCTGCTTTTACATTGTCACCTAATGCGTGGTGGTACGCGTGGAGCGTCGCCGCTGGCATGGAACGCTATAATCCACGTTACCGCAAAGGTACAATCACCGCGATTGCCGATAATGGTCGTTGTGATGTCACCGTAGACGAAAACTATACACAAATTATCCCTCATACTGCTCAGAAATTAACTACGAGAGAGCTACATTTAAAAAATGTCCCAGTTCGTTATTTATCCTGTGATGCCCTAGCTTTTCAAGTTGATGATCGTGTTGTACTGGAATACCCACGCAAAAACGTTCACAAAGATATTCTTGCTGTTTTTGAAGCAAAAAAAGCTGATTGGCTTAAGAAAAGTGCCGATTTGCAAAAGAAAATTGATGCTATTGTGGCAAAAAGCGTCATACAAAAGGCATTTATCAAAGAATTGGATGATTACGCCAAGCTGTTAGCGGACACGATAAAAACTGAAAATGACGCGGGCGGTATCACTGATTTGCAAAATGAGGTCGATACGCTAAATGATCAGGTGACTTCATTAAATCAGCAAATCAGCACCGAAAAGCAGGATAACGATACATTAATTAATGAAGTCACCAGCCTTGAAAAGCAGATTACGGATAAAACTGCACAAATTCTCAGTCTCCAAGATGAATTAGCACAGCTAACAGACCCCGTTGCGATTACCGACAAAGAAGCTGAAATTACCACGGCGAATAATGAACTTAATGCGCTGGCACAATCGCTCATTGATAAGCGGCAATTATTAGCTGAATCGACTGCCACGCTAACCGATTTAGAGAGCCAATTGAAAACAGCGCGAACCTTGCTAAACGAAAAACAAAATCAGTTAATTCCGCTGGTATCAGTCAATACGCTATCGAAGCAACAGCTCAAATACACGCTGGAAAAAAGCGTTGAAGAAACCAATAAATTACGCGAATTAGAAGATAGCAAATTTGATATTGAGCAAAACAAAACGGATGTTGACTCACAGCTAATTATGCTCGATGAGCGCATTATCAAAGAGCATACCCGATTTGAAACAGTCAAAAAGTTTGCTGATACCAGACCCAAAGAAATAACCGTTGTTGGCTTTGAATCAAACCCAAAGCCATGCGGAATCCATCTAACGATGATGAAGGTGAATGGCGATGCTGGGCAATATACCGATAAATTTCAGCCACCATTTCAAACATCAAAACAGCGGATTATTTATGATTCAGCGGTTAGTAAAACAACAGTATCAGGGATTTATGCGGGTGGTAATGCTCGACGAATCGCTGAAATTGAATTACCTATTGGTAGTAAACCTTATCCGCACAGTGAGGGCGGATCATGGCGGGGCAATTTAAAGCCAAATATTATCTTACTGCAACAACAATTAGAACAATTGATTATTGAGTTAATCGACTTAACTGATCCAGTTGATATTGCTCAAAAACAGTATGAAATAGATTTAAAGCGTACTGAAATTGAAAAAGCAAAAAATATTAAAGACCAATTTGTGGCTGTTAGTTGGTCATATTTTGATGAAGATAATCATCCTGATAAATTAGAATACGAATCTTTAACGGGAAAACAAATTTATAAAGGACATAATAATTGTCGAAAAGAATATGTAGTTTATATCGGCGGTAGGTTTGGATTATTGCCTTATTTTTTAGCCGAAGACACAACCCCAATGTCAGTTGCTGGAATGTGTTTAAAAATAGGTACAGAGGGTAATAAATATAATCTTGTCGTAATCTATAGAACAAATAGAGACAATAATACTATTCCTTATGTCGCCACCTTTTCAGTAGAAAAGCAGGGGAAAAACGGATTAATAATTGCAGAATTATCAAGATTAGCATTAAGCCTTGAAAGTAATAATTGGAATCATATCACACGATGGGATGATTCTCTTGCTGACCAAACGTATACAGTTACCGAATATTTGCGTGAATTTACAGGATTTACAGATGATGGTTTACATATTTGTGTTAGATCGGTCAGAACTGTGAATGGTGTTCCCGCTTCAGCATGGAATCCATGTGAAGATATTATTGAGTTAGTAAAATTTAATACAGATCATAGCGGACATACAGTACAAATTGCTTATTTAGAGCCATCTTCTCAAGAGTCTCCTTGGATTACTGGGGAAAATCTACAAATATTTGCGGATTATGATCGGTTTTGTGGCTATAAAAAATATGCAACAACTGATAATCGTCAATCAATTGATGCTATTGATATTATCGAGATTCCAATTGATGGGTTTTGGTTTACTAAAATAGAAAAACTAGGTGGGATAATGCCAAAACCACCTGAGAATGCAGTTGAAGAACGAGAAATGACGTTTATATCGACTAAGCTGAATATTTATCAATATTATACGCCTGTGTCAGTAACAACAGGCGATAACACGGTAATGACATCAATTGTTGTTACATTTATAGACGGCACCAAACATCAACATGATTTGGTTATCTCTGATCATAATATTATAACAACTGACAGATTATCAGTTATGTACCGTCCACGCTGGATGAATGCACCTTACACTGACAAACTGCTAATCCTCGCTACATTCGATCCTTATGCACCTACCAATGCGCTATTTATTAATTTGGAAACTAATGAAGTCACTGAAAAAGGAGTTATTGATGCCGATATAGATTACAACATTTCACCGATTGCATTAATGCACTTACCATTTTAAATATCCAAATCTTCGGGCCTTAAATTTGTGTAGCGTTTCAAGGTTTGCCAATTCTCATGTAAACTTACCAACTGCACTTGCTGAATGCTTAGCCCTTGCTCAAATAAATGACTAACTGCTTCGTGGCGCAGATCATGAAAATGTAGGTCATCAATCTCTAACATCATGCAGGCATTGTGAAAATAAGCACTCACAGTACGCGGATTATAGGGAAAAATACGCTCATCAACACATGGCTGTTTTTGGATAATCTTCCACGCCGAACGTGGATACTTGAAGCGTTTATGATTGCCTTTTTTATCTGTTGGGTGCTTCAAATCTCGCACCATGCCTGTCTGTTTATCGGCATTATTATCTGACCACAATAGCCTGCAAATCTCGCTATCACGCCGCGCCGAATACACAGCGAACCACATAATGTGCAGCATCGGCACACTATAAGTCTTCTTTTTTGCAAAGAAACGCGATAACTTCCATAATTCGTAGACCGTTGGTCTGCGTTCCCGCTGTGCGCCTTTCCCTACTAATTTTTCCCGTCGCAATACTTCCATTGCACTATCAAACGCATCTAGTCGATAGCTATGATTATCAACATCACGCATGGTTTTCAACGTCGTCCGTAACCAAATCACATCATTATGCACAGTTTGAGGCTTAGCTTCTTTATTACGCTGAATACAATGCTCAATAATGTCCTTGGCTTGTAACTTATAAGCATCTATTTTGCCGATGTCATAATTCAACAGCCGTCGAATATCAAAATTCTTTGAGCGTCCAAAATTATGGGAAAACTGGGTAATGTATTTTTCAATCAGTGTTTTTATCAGCACTGATTTCATTGCACCGCAAGCCTCAACTTCTTGTAGCTCTAATTCCCGCTTGCTTGCCCATGCCTTAGCCAATGCTTGCCGATCAAACGTTTTAACTTCACTGTGGACAACCACACCATCACGCTTTATTCTAATCCGCGCCGAATAGCCAAAAGTCCCATCATTACGTTGTCGCTTTGTAATCGTTGCCATCGTGTCACCCAGTGTCACATTAAAAACCATGTGACAATAGAGTAACACCAATAATAATAAAACGACCTAAAAAACCTATAAAATGACCGACAATAAAAACAACACAACAACGCCAGAACCCTTGAAAAACCAAGACACACAAGCAAAATCAAGGGTTCATCGTTTTAGCGTCGCTCCGATGCTAGATTGGATTGATAAAAATAAATAATGCTTTATTATTAATTAGTTATATTATTTATTTTCTAAATGTGGCTTTTTTGTTGTTTGAGTTGGTGGGGAACATCATGCTTAAAAATCAAACTAAGCAGTTTTACGCATGATTATTACTAAGCATTGCTTTTGCTTTCATATACAAAATAAAACTTTTATCGTTATAACAAGCCTTTTTTATCTCAGGAATTGCCGCTTTAAATTTTAAATGCGCTCTCAGTTTATTGTTTAAATATTGTCTATATTCAGATGCAAGCATAGCGACAATAGCTCTCGATTCTGCATTGCCTTTGCGGGGTTTGCGTATGGTTTTTATGGTCAACTCTATGTCATTCAGCGCATGACAATCTAAATCAAAATGAATCAATTCTCTGTTGTTTTCATTGATAACAACTTCAAATTTATCGCTAATAATTCCAGTTACATGTCCTATTCGTCCATCAGATAAAACAACAAAATCATCAACTTCAAACGGACGCAGGTTAGTCGCCATAATAAACTCCTGCACGGCGTGGGTGTTGCATGCGTAATTTAAGTTCTGTGGTCATAAAAAACTTATCGCAAGACTCAGGATCATCAGAATAAATTTCTTGAAATATCTTCCATCCTTTTACTGGGTGTAGGTATTCAACAACATCACCTTTTTCTGCTGCTTTTTTATCAAAAGGCAGCGCGGCTGATTCTTTTATTCTCAAATCGCTTTCATCACTTCTACCTAGCTCTATTCTGTCACTAAAAAATTGGTCAACCTCATAGTTGGCATCAAAATCATCCCATTCTTGCAGACAATAAACTTGCACCATGACGTAAGCTAAATTACCGTAAAGAATTTTTAATTCTTCCCACTGTTCTTTATTCATATACTCACCTCGTCTTCATAAAACACTATTTGAGCATCAAATTCTGATTTTAATGCAGCAATAATTGGGTCATTTTTTAGCATCTCTGCGAGTGCTGGTTGTTCTGTTTGTATTTTCTGCCAAAGCTGTTGGCGTTTTTCTGGGCTTAGGTTTTTTGGATAAAGTATTGGTTTGTATTTTTCAATAGTCACATGGTGATATTGTAGTGTTGGTTTTTTAGCAGGTTTCGATACATCGAATTTACTGTGTTTTGTAATGCTCATAAACTGTTTTTAAGAAAGCCAAAATTACGGGCCACGGGGATAGTGTTCGTATTCTTTCCAGTCACTATTTTTTCACCGCCACGTTGATAGATAGCGCGTGCGGATTCCGCGCTGGTAGTTATTATTTGTTTGCCACCGACTACCGCAAGATATTGCCCATTGACGAAGTAGTACCCATCTTTTCTTACAGTTGTATAAACGGGTTCCTGAATGACTGATTTAGGTGGTTGTGGTGGTATTGGTGGTGGCAATTTTGGGGTTGGTGTTCTGATAGTTTGTTTTTTGGTAATAATAGTGGCTTTCTTTTCTTTCTGGGCTTTGATGTGCATATCTTGCTTGCTTCGATAAGCCTGTTTTTTATCGATCGCCTTTTTAGCCATTTCCTGTTCTTTAGCTGCTTTGAATAAGCGCATGGATTCTGTTAAATGGGCATCCTTTTCGGCTTGCTCCCTTCTTTTGACTTCTTTGATGGCTTCGATTAGTCCTTCTTGTATTAGGATTTCATCTCGAACAGCGATTGCTTGTTGTAAAGTCGCATAAGTTCCCACTTGAACCTCTATTACATTGCGTTTTTTAATCCTAACGGCATAACGCGTGGAGTTTTTGCCAACTACTTTGCGTATGTTCATTGGCAGATCAAGTTCACGCGATATGCTGTTGCTTCTGAGTCTATTCTTGGCAGATATTTTTTCTCTGGTTTCTAATGTTTGAGGTATGCCAAAGGGTCTACCTCTTTTTGGCTTAGTATCGGTGTCCATAACTCACCCATTCATTTTTTGCCATTCTCGCAGCGCGGCTTGGCGTTGTTGGTCGATTAGATTGGCTAGGTCCTCAACATGGATAATCCATGTTGCTTTTTGTGTACCACATCGAAACACAGGAACGGGTAAACGGTTTAGGTTTGCCCGCTTTGCCGCTTCTTTCGCACCTAGTCCAAAGTATTTTTCACTGATTTGGCTAAGTTCAACCGTTGGAGTGTTGAACTCAGCCATCAGTGCGTAAAATGTGGATGCTTTAACTGGCATGATGGCTATCTAATAGATCATGTCGGTTAATTAAAAAGGCAAGTGATAATTTTGGTATTGGGGTGCGCTCGTCTTTTTGACTGCTATTTTTATACGCAATAAAATCTGCTCTTTTATAAATATAGCCGTGCTTGTTTTTGCCGATTCGTTTAGGGAAAATCCCTATATTTCTTTTCCTTCTAGCGTGTATTCCAACTATTGAAAGACCTAAAAGTTCAGCCATTTCTTTAATTTGGATAATCTCATTATTGTTACTCATAGTAGTCTTCCTATGAGTGGCGTTTAGCTGTGGTTAGGATGTATCGGTAGGCACGACTGGTAATTGTGCGGATACGTTCAAGGCTGTTGTTACGTTTGCTCATGATGATTACCTTGTTAATTGTTTTTTAGACGATAAGCCGATTTTTTAAAATTTAGCTTATCAGGTAGTTTTGCATTAAGAGACGGTGGAATTGTCCACGCTGATTGTTTTCGCGTTGCGCGTGGACTTGGTTTTAATTGCAGGTTTCGTGCGCGTTTATCTGCCTTGGTGATGTATTTCATTGTTGATACTCCACAGCTACGCGTGAATATGACAATGCAGCGTTTAAGTTATCAATGGCATCATTGGTAAGCAGGTAAAGTGACCGCCGTCCATTAGGGTTATACATATCGAGAATGATAGTCCCTGCGTAGTAGGCGTTTTTCAATCTTTGCGCATCTTGTTCTGTTTCGCTTAGATTCATTTGTTGTTGGAGATATAGTCGGTATGTGTTTTTGATTTTATTAAATAAAAACACTTGGTCTTTTTGCAGTCTGCAATGAGTTATTTTGCCGCTGCTAACATCGTTATAGAAACGCTGTAAGCTATAAATGGCTTCTTCATAATCTTTTGTTGCGACTTTGTAACCACGGCTACCTGCACACATGATTTTTTTAAAGGCTTCAAACAATGATGCGGGCATTTTCAGGGCATGAGCGACACCAAACGGATCATATTCGCCTAATGCTTGATATGGATTTGTCATGATGTACCGACCAATGAGGTAGCGATGATTAATGAGATGAGGATAGCTATGCAAATAATCACAGCGGCTTTTATGGCTGTCATTGGGCTAATATCTATCCAGTTATAGCTATCGTTATAATTTAACGATACTGATTTTGGGTGACGGTTTTTTGTGTCAATTATCATGATTGCACCTATAAACTTAGTTAAAACGGAATATCATCATCATAAGGTGGGTCGAAGTTATCACCAGGTGGTGGGTGACTATTTGTTTTCGCTTTTTTATGAGCAGATTTTTGTGCTGGTGCTGGTGTTGCAGTTTGTTCTGCTTTTCTATTGCCAACTAGATCAACTGCATGGGCAGTTAGATTAAGTGAGGCTTTCATCAGTCCATCATTGCCTTGGTAAGTATTAATTGTGCATTCACCACTGACATAGACGGCTGTGCCTTTTTTTAGGTAGTCTTTTAAGCTGGATTCAGCCACTTTCCCCCACATTGATACGCGTACCCACTCAGTATGTTTTTTATCGCCGTAGCCGCTAGACATAGCAACGCTAAATTGCAGAACGGCGATACCGTTTGGGGTGTATCTCAGTTCAGCATCGCCACCAAGATTTCCAGCAAAAGATAGGGTGTTGCTCATTGTAGGATTCTCGCAAAAGCGGATAAGAGAGCGATCAACATCATTACTGTTGCGATTGCGACTACATGTATGCCAAATATGTACATGATTTACTCCGTGGTAGATTGTGATTGAAATAGGATTACTTTCATGTGTTCAACATCATCAGCAAGGGCTTTATTGATGTATTCACGGGGCGTGATGCCCATTTTTTCATCGATTAGGCGACAATTGTTTAGTAGACTACGGTCTATTCGGTGCTTGATTCTTACGTTGTCAGTTGACATTTTTTGTTGTCCTGTTGGTTAGTAATGGTTAGTTGCTAAAATTGGCAACTAACTCCTGATCATGATTTATATTTGATAGCTCATGTCCCCGATAAAGACGCTAGCGTTGACTTGTTCTAACCCTGATTTGAGTTTTACGCGCATTAGATCGGCAATGTTTTGTTTAGCACTGTCTAATTGCATGATGCGGTATTTAAACAACAGGTCTTTTTTGTCATTGTTGGTAATGCGCAGCTGGCAGGTGAAATTAAGGCACGGAAAATCTTCATAGGGCTGGCAGGAAAACTTGAAAAACGCGGGTGGTTTTATGTCTCCCGACTTAATTTCGATGCTTTCAAGGGCAGAACGTGAGGCTGAATACTGCTCAGTTTGTTGTTCAAAGACTGCCGTGTGTTCGCTTTTTAGCTTTCTTAGTGCGTTTTTAGCTTTTTTACTGTCTATCGGTTCGCCGTTTTCATCAAAAAAACTGATTTCAGTTTGCCAATCTTCAGCAAAGTCTAAAAAGTTTTGCTGTGATAGCATTTTGTGTTGATCATCTAGCAATCTGCTGTATGCAGGGGTTTTATTGAGTGCTAGTGTTGCGCGATGTTTACCCCATTGCGGGTTTTCTGGCGTTCCCATGTCAAAAATGGCACAGGCTTTCATATTATCGAGATTGATGAAAACATTGGTCGTTTGTGAGCTTGTCGTTTGTGATTTTTCAGTGTATTGGGTGCAGTAAGCAACAAATTCAGGCAATACGCTGGTTTCAAAGCGGGCCCGATAATGTTTAGGCACATTATCGAATTGTTCCAACGCTTGTAATTTGTAGCCGTCTGGGACGATGACAGCATCGACACTTTCAGCGTTTTGTTTTGCGGCTAATGCTAAGCTGGCAATGGCAGCGACTAATTCTGGATTCATAGTTTATTTTCTCAGTGTGGTTACGTTGGCTTTTTCGCCTGTGAATAAATCTTGCTGTGCTTTTGGGCTGATAGTTAAATTGCCCTTTCCATCCACATACATGGGTGTGTGGGTAGTGTTTTCTTCAGCTTTTTTGCCGTTTTTGGTAGGAGCTGCATATTTCAGCGTATGTTCTATTTTTACGCTGACACCATCTCCGATTTGAGATAGATTTAAGTTGATGGTGACATTGCCTTTTTTGCCGTGTTCTACAACACCTAGGGCAACCAGTTTTAAGGCGGCAATGAATTTATCTGAGAATATCCCAGCATCAAATTCGCCGATTACATCTTCTAGTTCTTGGTTCATTTTGTAGCCTCTCTATTGGTTTTTTAATAATTGGTATCTGTCTTTCCAGATTGTCATCGCGCATTTTTCAGCAAATAAATTTCAAAATTGAAAGTGAGA